GGACGGGCAGTTTATCAGCGCCAGTCTAGTGCAGGACGCCATGTCGCGGCCGGCGTACAAGGATGAGAGCGCCCCCATCGTCATCGGCGTCGATCCGGCGCGGTTCGGCAGCGACAGCACCGTCATCGCCATACGGCAAGGGCGCGACATCACCGCTATCCGCAAGTTCAAGGGCGCGGACACAATGGAGGTCGTCGGGCACGTCATCGGCGTCATCGAGGAGTTCAAGCCTGCGCTGGTCGTCATCGACGAGGGCGGGCTGGGCGCGGGCGTCGTGGATCGGCTCAAGGAGCAACGCTACAAAATCCGAGGCGTCAACTTCGGCAACAAAAGCAAGCAGCCGATTATGTGGGGCAACATGCGGGCGCAGATGTGGGGCGACATGCGCGAATGGCTCAGGACAGCGCATCTGCCGACAGACAGGTTGCTGAAAACGGACCTGACCGGGCCGCTCCAGCAGCCCGACAGCCGGGGCACGCTGTTCCTCGAAAGCAAAAAGGACATGAAGAAGCGCGGGCTGGCGAGCCCCGACGCCGCCGACGCTATCGCCGTCACCTTCGCGTTCCCCGTAGCACATAGAGAAGCACACGTTGACCGAACGCGCAGGCAAGCGTATGCTCCCAGTTCCGTTTCGACATCCTGGATGGGTTCCTGATGGCTAAGAAGTCCGTATCGTTATCGGTTGGGCGCGGCGAGAAGCTGCCGGTTAAGCAAGGTGCTGGGCTTACGGATAAAGGCCGGGCCAAGTACAACCGCGAGACGGGCAGCAACCTAAAGCCCCCGGCCCCCAACCCCAAGAGCGACGCTGATAAGGGGCGCAAGGCCAGCTTCTGCGCGCGGATGGGCGGCGTCGTCGCTAAGTCCAAGAACGCAGAGCGGGCCAAGGCGTCGATGCGGAGGTGGAACTGTGGCTAACAAACCGGGGCTGTACGCCAACATTCACGCCAAGAAAGCCCGCATAGCGGCGGGCTCAAACGAAAAGATGCGCAAGCCGGACGCCAAGGGCGCTCCGACTGCCAAAGCGTTCAAAGAATCGGCCAAAACGAGGAAGAAGTAGTGCCTCTGGCCAAATCGGCGTCCAAGGACGCTACCAAGCAAGCTATGCCTAAGAAGGGCAAATAATGGCTGGTAAGGCGTCTGACCAGAAAGACATGCTGGCGACCATGCGTGACCGCATGACCATCGCCATTTCCGCGTACTCCGACAGCCGCGCGGACGAACTTGACGATCTCAAGTTTATGGCCGGCAATCCTGATAACCAATATCAATGGCCGCAAGATGTACTTGGCACTCGTGGCGCCGTACAAGGCCAGACGATCAACGCCCGGCCATGCCTGACCATTAATAAGCTGCCCCAGCACGTCCGGCAGGTGACGAATGAGCAACGACAGAACCGACCCACCGGCAAGGTCATTCCCGCAGACGACAACGCCGACGTTGAAGTTGCAGAAATATTCAATGGTGTTGTCCGACACATCGAGTACTTGTCCGACGCCGATGTGGCATATGACACCGCCTGCGACAACCAGGTTACCTTCGGAGAAGGCTATATCCGCATCCTCACCGAGTACGCTCGGGAAGACAGCTTCGATCAGGACATCAAGATAGGCCGCGTCCGCAACTCGTTCTCGGTCTACATGGACCCAATGATCCAAGACCCCTGCGGCTCCGACGCCCGGTGGTGTTTTATTACGCAGGACATGACCAAAGACGAGTACGAGCGGATGTTCCCGGACGCGGACCCGATTTCGACGCTCTCCAGCGGCGGCGTTGGCGACGCCACGTTCGGGCAATGGGTCAGCCAAGAAAGCATTCGCGTCGCGGAATATTTCTATTGCGACTACAAGAAGGCCACGCTCAACCTCTACCCCGGCAATATTTCGGCCATGAAGGGCACGCCTCAAGACACTGCTATGTTGCAGATGTTTGGCCAGCCGATCAAGACCCGCGAAGTCGATCAGAAGCGCGTGAAGTGGGTCAAGACCAACGGTTACGAAGTGCTGGAGGAGCAGGATTGGGCGGGCAAGTACATCCCGGTCGTGCGCGTTGTGGGCAACGAATTTGAGATAGACGGGCAAATCCAAGTGTCCGGGCTGGTGCGCAACGCCAAGGACGCGCAGCGCATGTACAATTATTGGGTGAGCCAAGAGGCCGAGATGCTGGCCTTGGCGCCCAAGGCCCCGTTTATCGGTTACGGTGGGCAGTTCGAGGGTTACGAAAACCAGTGGAAGACCGCCAACACGACCAACTGGCCCTATCTGGAGGTCAACCCGGACGTGACGGACGGCGCGGGCAGCCCCGTGCCGCTGCCCCAGCGCGCGGCCCCGCCAATGGTGCAGCAGGGCATCATCCACGCCAAGATGGGCGCGTCGGACGACATCAAGGCCACCACCGGGCAGTACGACTCCAGCCTCGGGGCGCAGTCGAACGAGCGGTCGGGTCGGGCCATTTTGGCGCGTGAAAGGCAGGGAGACACGGGCACCTACCACTACGTGGACAACCTGTCGCGCGCGGTTCGTTACGTGACGCGGCAGCTTGTGGACCTGATTCCCAAGATTTACGACACCGAGCGCGTCGCCCGCATCGTCGGGCTCGACGGCGAGGTCAGCATGGTCAAGATGAACCCGCAGCAGCCCGAGCCTGTCAAGGAGATCAAGGACGAAAGCGGGTTTTTGATTGAGAAAATTTACAACCCCACCATCGGCCTCTACGACGTGTGCGTCACCACCGGCCCTGGCTACATGACCAAGCGGCAGGAGGCGCTGGACGCCATGTCCATGTTGCTGCAGTCCAACCCGGACCTGTGGAAGGTCGCCGGCGACCTGTTCATCAAGAACATGGACTGGCCGGGCGCGCAGGAGATGGCGGCGCGGTTTGCGCGGATTATTGACCCGAAGGTCATGGAAGGCGACGACCAGTCACCCGAAATGCAGGCGGCCAAGCAGCAGCTTGACGTGCTGACCAAGGAACTGAACCAAGTCGTCGGGATGCTCCAGAAGGTCGAGCAGTCGATGGAAGCGCAGGGGCTTCAGATCAAGGCATACGACGCTGAGACGAAACGGATCAGCGCCGTACAGGCGGGCATGACGCCCGAGCAGATACAGGACATCGTGATGGGCACAATCGCCGCAGCGATGGACACGGGCGACCTTGTGGGCGGCAACCAGCCTATGCAGGAGATGCAGGGCATGGAGATGGGCGAGCCGCAGGGCTCCGAATTTGCCGCGCCTATGGATGAGATGGCTATGATGGGAATGGAGGCTCAGCAATGAGCTGCGAGAAATTCATCGGCAAGCTGTTTCTGGCCCGCGACGTGGCCCATTCGGTCCATCTCAGCACGCGCTCGTTTGCCAAACACACGGCGCTCAACACGTTTTACGACGGCATTATTGACCTTGCGGACGCCTTTGCAGCGGCTTATCAGGGTAAATATGGTCTGATCGGGCCAATCGTCCGTATGACGACGCCCAGAAACGACAATATCGTCAAATTCCTTGAGTCGCAAGTCGAGGATATTGACAAGACCCGATTTGAGGTGGTCGATAAGGATTGCACACCGTTGCAGAACTTGATCGACGAAATCCTCGCTTTGTACTATTCTACCCTCTACAAACTGAAATTCCTTGCGTGAGGACACGTCATGGGCTTGAAATACACCACTAGCTGTCTCGGCTACCAGCAGATCACTTCGCTGTCGTCAGCCACGGCCCTGACGATCCCGCAGGGCGCCACTCGTGCGCTCATCGCGCCATCGACGCAGAGCGTGCGCTGGCGCGATGATGGCACAAACCCCTCAGCGTCTGTCGGTATGCCTCTGGCTGCGGGTTCATACCTTAGCTACGACGGCAGCCTGAGCAGTGTACGTTTTATCGAGACAGCCGCCTCTGCGGAGCTGAACATCACCTATTACGCCTAAAGGATGCACGCTGATGACCTTCTCACATTCTCCCGGTCCTGGTGTCACCCTTAGCGGCTCCCCCGCCGTTGGCGGTTCTAACACGCAGGTTCAGTACAATAACGCCGGCGCGCTGGCTGGCGCGGCAGGCGTCACAACTGACGGGACGACGCTGACAGTTAGCGGATCGTCTGCGTCAACCATGCTCCGCGTCACTCAGACTGGCGCGGGCAATGCGCTGCTCGTCGAGGACAGCGCCAACCCAGACGCGACGCCGTTCGTGGTCACGGCGGCGGGTGACGTCGGCATTGGGACGACAGCCCCTGCGGTTAAATTTGATATGACTTCCACAGGCTTGATGGCAAGGTTCAATTCACCCACTACCACGAGTGCATACATACGTTGCGACGATAGCTCCGCTGCTACTAACATTTTTGGTATCTTAGGCGGTAATGCGGGGGTGGGGAGCGGCTCTAGCACACCGTTGGTACTTATCACAAACAGCACCGAAAAAATGCGCATCGACACTAGCGGCAACGTGGGCATTGGGACTAGCGCGCCTACCTTTCGCGTCCAAGTTGCTCTTGCAAGTACCACGGATAATCTCGCCATCGGAGTAACCGAGACAACCTATGCCACTAACTTTCGCTCGGTTTATATCAACTACTTTGGTACGTCTGCGACGGGCACAACATATGGCATATCAAATGCCAATCTTGGTGCGTTGCGCTTTCAAAATGTCGATAGAGCTTTGATCGGCATCAACGGTAGTGGGCCACTAATTTTCGCTACGACAAGCCTTGAGCGTATGCGCATCGACGCTAGCGGCAACGTGGGCATCGGGACGACTTCTCCTACGGCTGGGGTTAAACTCGATGTTATAGACAGTGGAGACACTGCCTTTAACGTCGGATCAACGGGTACCATTCAGTCTGCTCGTGTTCGTATTGTTGCGCGCCAAACATCAGTTGATGATGAGTGGAACATCGTTGCGACAGGAGCGGGGCTTGGTAGTTCCGCGCTGCGTTTCGTTAAAGGGACGTGGACGAATACTCCTGCGGCTGTAATTACAAGCGCCGGTCTCGTCGGTATCGGGACAACTTCACCCACAGCCTTACTCGATGTCCAGTCAACAACCGCTGGCGTTCGTTTCCCCAACATGACCACAGCGCAGAAAAACGCTATTGCCACACCGCAAGCCGGGACAATGGTTTTCGATACGACACTAGCCAAGCTTTGCGTTTACAGCGGCGCGGCGTGGGAGACGATAACGTCAGTTTGACATCTTGCCGTCGCTTGAGAGGACAACAAAATGACCACTGCAATCACTTGGGTCGCCGAGCAAATGGATTGCTATCCCGAGAAGGATGGCGAGACAGACGTTGTTTTCACCGTCTACTGGCGCTGCAACGGCGTTGATGGAAGCTTTTCTGGCACGACCTATGGCTCTGTCGGCGTGACCTATGTCGCCGGTTCCCCGTTCACTCCCTACGAGGATCTGACGCAGGATCAAGTCGTCGGCTGGGCCAAGGACGCCCTTGGCGACGAACAGGTGGCGGCCACCGAGGCCAACGTCGCCGCTCAGATTGAGACGCAGAAGAACCCGCCAGTCGTCACGCCGCCGCTGCCGTGGAGCGCGCCCGCATCGAAGAAAGTTTGACATCTAGCTTTAGCTTACGTATTCTACCGAGCACTCTACTGGTGGAGGTCACCAGGTCCGAAAGGAAACCCTAAATGGCTGACGAAGCCCTCGAAGTCCTAGCGGACACAACCGCGCCAGAACCGAATGTCACGGCGACACCGGACCCTGTAGTTACCCAGCCGGAAGGACAAGACCCGGAGCCTGCAAAGACTTTCTCGCAAGAGGATTTGGACGCGGCAATCGGTAAGCGCCTTGCAAGAGAACAGCGGAAATGGGAACGAGAGCAAGCCCAACGGTTTGCGGATGTTCAGGCGAGGCAACAGCCCTTCCCGAACCCTCCCGCCCCAGATGATTTTCAAAGCGCCGACGCTTACGCAGAGGCGCTTGCAGAGCGTAAAGCTCAGGAGATCGTCGCAAGGCGAGATGCCGCCGGCCAGCAAGCGCAGTTTCTGTCGTCCTATCACGAAAAGGAAGATGGCGCGAGAGATCGGTACGATGACTTTGAACAAGTCGCGTACAACCCTTCGCTCCCTGTAACTGACGTGATGGCGCAGACTATTCAGGCATCGGACAACGGCCCAGATATTATCTATCATCTGGGCACAAATCCGAAAGAGTCAGCTCGTATCGCAGCACTACCGCAATTCTTGCAGGCGAAGGAGATCGGACGGTTAGAGGCCAAGTTGGCCGCGACGCCCCCGGTCAAGAGAACGTCAACCGCCCCGGCCCCTATCAATCCGGTCGCGGCCCGCCAGAACGGTGCGCCTGCATACGACACGACGGACCCAAGGTCCATGAAGTCGATGTCAACAAGCGAGTGGATCGAAGCTGACAGGCAACGCCAGATTAGGAAAGCCGAGGGCCAGCGCAACCGCTAGGCAACTGAGGCATCACTATGGCTAACTCCATTCTCACGATTGACATGATTACAAGGAAGTCTCTGGAAATTCTGGAGAATAACCTTGTGCTTACCCGTAACATCAACCGCCAGTACGACGACTCGTTCGCC